AGGGAAGCATAACTTCCCCCTGCGCTATAACCCATAGTTCCGCTATACGCAATAGTTGGTGATGCCCTCATAACCTGGGGAAATGTTAAAGCTATATTTGCTGATGTAGTAGTATTCATTGAGCCACTACCATACGCTTGATAATTTGAACTACCTTGTGGGCTTGCCCCTAACTTTGCATAATATCTTTGACACAAAGCTAACTCTTGTTGATACTGACGATACTCATATCCAGTAGCACTACTTCCTACTTCTAGTTGAACACCAGTAATGTAGAAGGTTGCTCCGCTTGTTCCTACTACGGATGTTGCACCTGTTACACCATAATAATTACCAGCAGTCCAAGAACCTGCGGCAACTCTATAAGTTGAGCCTGTACCTAAATCAAAAATTAAACGAAGCCCAAGACCATTAGTAGTTAGCCAAGTGCCTGATGTATCGCCAGCAATAGTGGTTGAAATAGTAGTCCAAGTGTTAGCTACAGGGATTGAATAAGTAAAACCATACGCTCTTGTGCCAGCATTGTTTCTAACAAGACCACCAAAAGTACCAGTTAATGAACTGTAAACTTGAAAGCTAATTGTTATTGTTTTAGCGTTAGCTGTACCCCAGCCCAAATCAGCAATGTTGTAACCTTCAATTGCTTGAGAAACTCCAAAAACATCGGCGGCGGCTAATGGTGTATAAGCAGTTAAAGATGTAACACCTAGATAATTGGTAAATCCTATTGGTGGTGTTACAGAACCAGCATTTTGTTGAATAGACATTTTACTAGCTACACCAGCAAATCCAATCCATCTATCAAGAGTATAAGCATCTGTCGAAAGAGTAACACTAGCACCAGCGTTTCTTTGGTCAATAACCATCGCACCATTGATAATGCGATTCTTTAGTGTTGAAGCGTTACCAGCACCTAGTACACCACCAGCCGTTGAAGTCGTTACTGTATCGACATTAAGATTTCCGTATGCCATGTTATGTTCCTGAAGTATTAGCTAATAGATAGTAAACAGTACCACCAATATTAATAGCTATCTTATTAGTTACTGTTGCTAAAACAGAGCTAGAAACTCCTGTAGAAACAAGAGCATTACCTGTTAAAGCTGGCATTGTTATAGTATTTGTACCAGCTACAGAAGGTACTGTAACTGTAACAGTACCGCTTGTATCGCCACTGATAATTACTGAACTCATATATTTTCCTTAAAGTATTACCCAGCGACTACCGCTTGGTACTGTGACAGATTGTCCACTTGCCACAGAAACTGGGCCGACTGATAAAGCATTTCTATTAGTGCTAATTGTATAGCTAGAAGAGATTGTTTGAGTGTTTTCGGTTAATCCACCGCTTGCAAGACCAGCTTGTGCTGCTCCGTTCATTACACCTGCGGTAATTCTTAGTTGAACCTGGTCACCACCAGTAAATGCTGAAGCAGTAGTGCCTTCTTGCGCCCTTACGATTGTCATTATGTCGGTAGACAGAGCAGTAACTTTTACAATCTCAATAGGTGAGCCACTAATTCCAATAAGAGTTAAAAGGAAATAGTCACCGCTTGTAGGGTTTGGAAACAATACACCAGTGCCACCTGTAACGGTTAATGAAGTAGCCCCACTAGTAATACTAGCCGCTAAGTTGGTTGATGCGTTATTGGTAAACAAAATAGCCATTTATTACCCTAATGTCGTAGTATTTAGTGCTGCACCGTTTACTACCTTACTAGCAGGTGTAAATGGATATTTAGTGGTGATTAAACTTACCACCGATGATACACTAACTGATAGTATTCTATACAAAAATTTGATAAAACTCAATGTAATTACTGGTATTTCAGTAACTGTTAAATCTGCTATATATACAGGCGGTTGGTCTGGGCGAGATACAGGTACTGACATATCATCTCGCACACCTTTAACATAGTCTTGAGGTTGTCGAGGCTCCCAACAACCATTAGCCGTACAAACGTATAAACCGTCCCACTCTAGCTTTAGTTGCGAAAACTTGAACTTGCTACCACAACGGTCACAAATTGCGTTATAGTCGCCACCAAGTCTTAGGTAGTCTGCGTGACCCATGTTTATATTTGCTCAGAAGGGTCATAAACAGGAATATCTCCTGTACAGGTATAGGTATTACCAGCGCTAGTGGTACAAGTCATAATTAAGCGGTAAGTATTATCTGCCACGCCACCAGTTACCCTTTGAGTAGCTTTACCCAGGCTTACTACAGGACTTCCTGAAAGTATGGTTGATGGGGTAGGGTCTGTGCCTTGAAGGGTAATAGCGGTACAGTTTGCAGTACTTATTGTCTCGCCAACGCCTAAAACAGGGTTAAAATCAAAGCTAAATAACTCTGATTCTGTAGTGAGTTTGTATGAAAATTGGCTCATTTTGAGACCTTATTGTTAATCTTGTTTACCAAAGCAGTGCGGATTTTATTAAGTTTTTGTAGACGGTCACGTAAATTTGCCTCTGCCAATCGTTCTTTATAAAGCCCTATTAATCTGTCTCTAAAGTCTGCTGTAAAGGTGTATCTTATCACCGCCCCTAAACGAGGGAAAACAGCAACTATCAATGATGATATTGTAGCCGAAATAATGCTAAATACCTTATACATTTGTTTATTTAAGGTAGAAATTGTGGTAGAGACGACAACAAATAATTTAAGGTAAAAGTTGCCTATTGTTGCTGTCGAGTTTGCAACTACAAACAATAATTTGAATAGTATGTTATGTAATGAAACTGTAGCTATTGATGTTGACACAGATGTTAGGGTTTTCCCTAATAACTTTACAATGCTTGACACAGAACTTGACAATGCAGTCAAAGACTTGGGCAATAACTTTACAATAGTAGCTACAGATGTTGATAACGCAGTAATTGTCGTTGAAATGGCTTTACGGATACTTGGGGTACTTGCCACATTAATACTAAAAGCAATTAGGTGAAATGCCGATTCAGTTAATACAACAATAACGTGTTCTACTACTGTACTAATGATTTTGGCTATTGCCCGTTGTATAGAAGCAACGGATGTACTAGTTGCTGACAATAGCTTAATTGGCAGTTTGACCAAAGTGCTTACAGAGGTGCTTAGATAAGTAAGCGTCTTTGTAATGGACTTTAGGATTGTGGATGTGCTACTAGACAGATATGACAGCGTCACGTAACGGGCTGCATAACGGGCGATTGTGACCGTGCTAGTACTTAGGTATGTCAGGGTCTTTAAAATCGATTTAAGGAGTGTTACAGAGCTTGTAGACAGGTATGTAAGAGCCTGGCTAACTACTTTATTACTAGACCCCGAATAAGGGGCGGATGAGAAAGGTTGCTTCCCAAACATTACAGTACTACCCAACGACTCCCTGAAGGGACGGTTACCGTAACGCCACTATTGATTGTCATAGGCCCTACTGTTAATGCGTTATATCCTGTTGGAATACTCCAAGAAGTAACAACAGTTGTAGCATTAGCAATAAGTCCAGCAACGCTTAAGCCACCTGTTGTAGGTGTTATTTTGTCTACTGTTTGGTCAAGGTTCATTGACATTTAGCAGTCCTCTGCGCCTTCGTACTGGCTAAAAGTCTTTAATACGCCATAAATTGCAGGGATTAAATCGCCTTTTAAGTCCTCAATAGCGATGTAATGGGCATCTTCTCTGACTGTAGCCATATTGCCTTCTCTAGCCGCTTGGTCATAGTGAATAGCCACTTGCACTTGGATATTGTCTTTTGTGCCAAAGAAGTTAGTAATTCTAGCGTAGGCTTCTGGGGCTGGTACGCCAAATTGTGTTGATGCTAGGTTAAGTTTTAGTGCCATGTTGTTTCCTTGTAGTTTAAAAATGCGCTATTAATACACTATTAGTTGAGTTAAGGGGTTATTTATAAACCATTAGTAAGTCATTTCTGTGGTTTCGATTTTTGCAACAGTTCTGATTGTAGTAGAAGCCTGTCCAGTAAAGGTAATTGCTAATCCACCATTCGCTGTATCTGCTGTGGCGGTGACTGTCCAAGTTGATGCTCCAGCGTCAGCCGCTACGATATTAGTCGTAACTGACCCCACTATAGCTGTTGTTCCCACACTTGAACCACGCTTAATAGCACCTTCTAGTGTCCAAGCCTTTGTATTTCCACCGCCTGTCACATTGGCAATAACAGTAGCTTTAAAGTAGTAAGCAGAGTTATTAGGTAGTATTACTTGGTTTGTTGTTCCTGCGGTTCCTGAACCATCTGTTGTTAAAACGCTTGGAGTAGCATCAGTTGTTTGTTTTGCAATAATTAATAAACCGCCTTGACCAGTTCCAGCGCCACTAAAGGCATTATATTGACCGCCTAAAGCCAAAAAATTTTGCAATCCTCTTGTTGTTGTATTAACTCCAATAGCCCCAGAAAATTGTCCATTGGCAGTATTGTTATATCCATGGGAAATAAAAGAACCTAAACCACTTGCTGTTTGAGATAAACCAGCAACAATTCCTGATGAATTTCCTGATGCAGTTGAGTTATAGATAGAGCCAGCAGTTGAATAAAAACCACCAGAACCAACAAATGCTCCAATACCACTTGCAGTATTTCCACGACCACCACC